CCGGCGCCGAGGGCTGCCGCGGTGAGGCCAGTGGCTACGGCGGTGCGGGTGGGGAAGCCGCTGGCCTTCTTGTGGCAGGTCCGGCCTCGGGGGATGTGGCTCTCGCCGCAGGGGATGCCTGCATCGGTGCGCCCACGAGAACGGCTACCGTACTGCTTGTAGAAATCGTCAACAATGTTTTGAAGATCAGATTCAAACTTGTTTTTATCTTTACTTGCCTTAAACGCACGCTGAATGTCAGCTGAAGTGAGCTTGCCGACATTTTTACCAATTGCAGAGCGTATGCGTGATTCAGCTACGCGATAACCTGCGGGGTCAGCTGTGCGCAAGTTGTACCCCATACCACCACTTTGTTGCAGCCCGGTGCGAGGCGGGTTCATTAGACGGACAAACTCGGATGCGACGGAGGCCCCGCCACGGTCAGACGTGCCGAAATCGATGAACTGGGCTCCCTCTTTACTAATGAAGATGTTTCCGGGGTGTAAATCATTATGTGACATACCCAGAGTATGCATGCGCCCCATCGTGTTAATAATGCGGTCCTTATTGCTTGCACTGATTTCAGTACCTTTGGTAAAACCGCGCCATCGAAGAGCCGCAATCTTTTTGAACGCACCGACAGGATCGCGCTGTATCTGTTCTTGGAGCTTGGGAGCCTGACGAAGCAGTGCATCCTGGCTCGTTAAAGGACGACCTTTGGCGACCTCAGTCACCAAGACGTTGGCCTTTTGGGGGCCAAACATACCCACACGGTTCACGGTGCCAGCTGCTACAACTTTAGGGCCAATTCCGTTTTGCCCAGCTAAAGAAGCACCCTGTACCTCGTTAGTCTGCAGAGCACCTTGCCCACGAATAAGGGCCTTAGCTGTGGCTTGCGAAATAACACCCTGCTGCGCCATTGCTTCGATTTGTGAAGACCCTGCCAAACCTTTTTTGCCAAAAGATTTTACTACAACATCTTTATCATTGTACTTACCAAAACGCACATCGCCAAACAAAGAAGGTGCTGCTAACTTACGTGCGGGAGTAAGCTTGTCTAGCACACTCTTTGGGTCTCCTACTTGTTTATTAAATGCTGTATAGCGTTGTGCAGGGTCAAATTTTTCTCCGTATGCCTGACGTATGTTTTTTAGCTGATAAAGACTACCAGCAGCGAGTCCAGCATAAGCTGCAACTACAGCTACTTGGGCCTTAGTAAGTCCTTGTTTCTGTAATGCTTTAGCGGAACTTTTTTTAACCGTAGGCTCCTTCGGCTTGACTCTGGTAGCAGGCCCTTTGGTGCACTTCTCACCCTCGGATATGGCGCCTTTGCCACATTTGAGGTCCAGACGTAGGGAAGCAGGAGTCAAAGTCATGGCTCAGATGTCGAAGGCGTCAGAGTCGAGGGAGAAGCCGTCTGCCCAAATGGAATCGCGGCGCTTGCGCTTAAACGGTTTGATGCGGTTAGGTCCCCAAACTCCGATCTCGGTGCGCAAACGCTGTAGCTCTGCTCGCGTGCGCTTTAAGGATTTTTTGACGTCAGCATTGCGTGCTTTTGAAACTTGCATCTGAGCTTCTAACGCTGGGTTATTACCACGCGCCAGCGACTCTAGTTCATTCAGACGACCGCGATCTGCTGCTTTGAGTAGGTCGCTTGCTGTTCCAGGCTTATTGACAGCACCTGGTTTTGGTGCACGCATGTTCCCAAGATTAAAGGGTACGGTAGGTTTGCTTCCTCTGTTTTGCCTTCTGTTGACTAAAGCAGCTGCGCCCACCCCAGCTCCAACGGCCAAAGTAGTAACGCCTAAAGCTTTTAACTTGTTTTTATTAGACGCCTTAGGGCGTTTTCCATAGCGTGCTTCCCATGTCTTATTGGCTGCTTTAAGTCGGCCTATTGGGCCTTTGTTACCTTTTTTCGGCTTGACTTTGGTAGCAGGCCCTTTGGTGCATTTTTCGCCCTCGGAGATGGCACCTTTGCCACACTTGAGGTCGAAGCGCTCTGCGGAGTCCAACCGAGAGCGGATGTAAGCCGTGCTGCGATCCTGAATGCCGAGCTCGCAGGCGTCGAGGTATTCGATGGGGGTCAGCGAATCGCGGCGCTTGCGCATGTAGCTGCAATTGCCGTCGCATTTGCTCTTCTTTCCGCATGCGCACTCGGCATCCATGGGCTTTTTGCCGTACATGCCGCCGTCTTTGGCGGGCTTGGTGTGCTTGGCGCCCTTGGCACTGCGCTTGCGGCTATGGCCTGCAGCCATATCCATTTCTTCCTCCTCTTCTTCGGGCTCGGAGGCTTCGGGGTTACGAGAGCGGGCGGCCATGGCGCGGCCTTCGCGGATACCTTTTTCGTAGGCGGAGGACTTGGCGGGCATGGCGTTGGGCCGCATAGTTCTGATGCAGTCAGCGTAGCTATTTTGGGCTAGGGATCACAAACCTGAATCCGCTGGTTGAGGCGCAAACTGTTCAAACACCGCCGCTTTGTTGAGATCGGCGGGACCAATAGTTGCAACTTTGGAGACTTCTTCACGGTGGCGTTTTGGCATAGCAGCGTAGTCGGGGTCGATAGCGGCGATCTCGGGGTCCCACGGAGCTAGGTAGCACCGGCAGCGAGGATGACAGGGTGCGTTTGTACTAGCCCGCTTGTAGATGCGCCCAGCGCGGGCGTTACAGATCGGGCAGGTGCGATCGTCGCTCGTGGCGTACCACATAACGAGGTCGATTCCGTTGGCGGCGTAGTACTGGTTGCTGGCTGCGTTGTAGGCCCGCAGTGCTTCGGTGCGCGCAATAACGTCCGCTCTCGACTTCACCACGTCGAGCCGCAGGCGAAGGTCCTTTGTGATCGCGTCCGTGGGGCGGCCTTCTGCGACGCCTTGAGCGACGAGCTCGGAGGCCGTGGTGGCGAACTGCTCACCGTGGCGGCGGAGGTATCCGCGAGCCTGGGCTGCAGCGGAGACCGTCGCCTCGATCGGGATGGAGACGTTGATGCGCTGGCGGCTGGGGGCGATGTCCTGCAGGAGCTGCCTGGCGACGGTGAGGCCGCGGCCTTCGGCGGTGCGGAGCAGCGAGCGCAGTACTCGGTCGTAAGCGTCGATGCGGTCAGGTCGGAACGCCGGCACGAGCTGGCGGAACTCCTGCAGCAGGGCGACGTTGCGATCAGCCGCCGGCTTGCCGCTGCGGATCTGGATGCGGGTGCGGCGGATCAACCGGTTGAAGCTGCGGTCAAGGATGCGGTTGAGCTGGGTGACTGTGACGTCCTCGGTGCGACGCAGGGCGGAGTTGTAGCGCTCAAGCAGTTGCATTGGTATCGAGAGCCAGGCGCAATACGAGTAAATAATCGCGCATGGCGATTGCTTTTTTGTTGTCGTCGAAATCTTTGATGCGATTCCACAACTGATCTGGTGAAACAAGCGCAGCGGGCATCGGAGTAGCAGCGTCGAGCTTTGTGCCACTCTCGAAGAACTGGCTGTAGTGAGTGCGTGCGAGTGTCTTACCTTCGTCTGTCAGGAAGGTGTTGTCGTCCTTGCTGAGGCGCTGCAGGATCTGTGAAGCGGTGAGAGCCTTAGTTTTGCGCTGGCCTCGAGCGCGGCGTACGGCCATGCCGGCGCGCTGCCGGACACCGATCGTGCTGTCTGCAACCTGGCGGGTGACGCGTTTGAAGCGCTCAAGCTGCTGCGACCTCGGGGTGTCATAGGCCACGGAGTTGGCGAGAACTTCACAGTTGTCTCGTGTCAGAGAAAACTTGTAGTCGGTGCCGACAGCGCGCAAAGCGCGACGCACGGTTTCTTCGTTGGTGCGAGCCTTGGCGCCCTTCAGCGGAGGCGCCTTCTGCAGCACCGGGAACATGAAGTGCGCGGCGTCGTTGGAATCTGGTTTGGTAGTGCCGAGTTCCATCACGTCGATAAAACCAGCGCGCTTTTCGTTGGTGTTAGCCATAACAGCGCGCACTTTTCCGTCTTTACCTTCTCCGATGTAGATGCCGAAGTGAGCTGCGGGATCTTTTTCGTTGCGGTAGTAGACGACATCGCCTGGTTTGAGGCCGGACTTTTTGGTGTAGTAGTTGCCCATGGCCGTGCCGCTTTTCTTGGTGTCGAACGCCTTCTTCGCCGCTTTGACTACGGAGCGTGTGGACGGCGTGGGCTCGAACAGGTTCGGTTCTTTGGCAACGCGCTTCATGTCGTTGATTACATAGGCGCCTGTGGCAGCTGTTACACCGAGTGCGGCAACGGCCAGAGCAGCCCGAGGGTTGATTTTTGAGGACTCGGATTTTGCAGGCTTCGCAGCCCCGGCGCCCTCACCCTTGGTGCACGTATGCGCCTTGGGGATGTGTGAAGCCCCACAGGGCTTTCCCAGGCGCTTGCCTTCCTTGAAGTCGTTGCGAGCAGCGAGGTAAGTAGCAGCGCGGACAAGCTCGAGGGAGCGGTTGCTTTCATCACCGCGCATGCGCTTCAGCGCAGCCTCTGCGGCTTCGCGTGTGGCGTAGCGCGGGCTTCCGTCTGGGTTCTTCTGCCGCATCAGGTCGCTGATGCGTTGCGCTCTGGAGCGTCGGCGAGCCGGGCGAGCAGGGCGAGGCTCCTGGGCTGGAGTCGTAGGGGCTTGTGTGCGGCGTGTGGGGGCCCTACGGCTCGGCACCAGGCGCTCGAATCCGTTTTGCTGCAGGTAGCGAGTTGCTTCACCCACTTGGGTGATGTTGCGGCCGGCGAGCTCGGAGGCAGCGAGCCGTGTCTCGCTGTCGGAAAGCGTGAACGAGTTGCCCTCCTGGACCTTACGTACGAAATACTCCTTGGAGATGGCAGTACTCAGGCCCTGGCCAACGCGATTGGTGACGTTCTCAGGTTTGGAAAGCCGTGTGGCCAGGTAGCGAGCGTGACCGATGCGCGCACTATTCATCAGATCGCTGTAGCCCTTGCGGCGTTGCTCTGCGGGCATGGCGATACCCGGTGTTTGACGCACTTCATCAGCGATGCGGCCGAAATACTGGTCAAACCCGTCGCGGGTCTCGCTATACAGTTTTTTGGCAAGCTCTGTACGACTTACAGCAGCCTGACCTTTGCTAGGGGAAGTGCCCAGGATTTTCCCGAGGTTTGTGATAGCGCGGTCGCGAACGTTCTCGGGGAACTGCTCTGTGCTGGGGCCTACCAGGCGGTTCAAAAAGCGCGAGCGCTGGGCTTCGTCGCTGATATTTACGCCTTGCTGACGGGCCAGAGCCTGAAGACTGGTGGCTTCACGGCTCAGTGCGCCGGCGAGCTGCCTGCGTACCTCGGTGGCGTCTGTGCCGGATCCCAGACGAAAACCGAATTGACGCGAGAGGAACTCATGAGTGGCAGGCTCGGAGAAGGTGCTTCCATCTCCGACATCGGCGGCGTTGGTGCGCTTGGCGCTCCAGAAGGCCTCGAGGCTCTTCTGGCGCCACGTGGTTTCGTTGAGGCCGGAGGCGGCGGCACTCACGTCGACGGCGCCCACACGATTCAGCAGGACACGAGAGTTGGCGTACTCGGTAGCGCGACGCTCGAGCTGCGTGGGCGTGCGCAGCAGCTCACGACGCAGCGTAGAGGGCCCAGCAGCTGCTTCACCGGTGGCGCGGGCTACGGCGGCCCCAGCGGCAGCAGCACCGAGAGCGCGTCGTTCACGGCGAGCGCCTGCGAGCCCGGGCGTGGCGTCGAGGACGCGGTTGATGCCGGCAGCAACAGAATCATCGATTTTGCGGCCGATCCCCTCGCGGTAGAAAGGGGCTCGTTTGAGCTGGTTATGGCTGAAGAGGCCAAAGCCGATGATGGCTGTGGCTGTAGCGATGCCACCAGCGCGTCGCTCGAGTTGTGCTTGAAGCGCTTTCTTACGCTGTATGTCCCCCGGGGCGGCTTTGACCACGCCCCGCACAATGGCGCGTTTGCCACCTTCGATCTCGGAGAAGCTGACTTTGCGGATGCCTTTGCCGATGCGTTTGACACCACGCTCGATGTTGGCGAGGCCACTGACGGGGTCTGTGCGGACTGCACGCAGATGTGGATCCGGCCCTTGTCCCTTGATGCGGCAGTCCCAGTTGGGCGGGATACAGCGGCCGCCGCACTTCACATTTGGTGGGGTGCAGGTGACGTTGCGTGAAGTCTTACCGGTGCGGCTGCGGCGCGCGTCGAGGCGGGCCTTGGTCGCCAAGTAGGCCGCAGTGCGGAAACCTTCGGGAGTGGTGTTGTGGTTTGTCATGGATCAGTACCCCTCGTTGTAGGCGCGGAAAGCATCGGCTTCGGCCTCGGGCACTGGTGCTAGCCCTGCCACATTCTGACCGGGGAAGAAGCGTTGCACAGCTGCTTTGGCTGCGCGCATCGAATTGAAGCCTGTGGTGTAGGGACCCTCAGTGAGGGCGCCGTCTAAAGCGAAGCGCGCTCGGTAGAGTTTTCGAGCTCGGGTTCGATGGGGACCAATGAGCAGCAGCGGGGCCGCCTCGCTGGTGTCGATGCGCTGGCCGTCGGGGCCCACGAGGGGACCGGCGACCACGTTGTCTTGGCGGTGCGTGACAAGAATGCGCAGGCCCTCGGCGTCTGCGTAGATGGAGTCGCCGCGAGGGATGATGGCTTCTGTGTCTACGGGAGCTTCGCCTTGAGGTGCAGCGGGCGCAGTGGGCGCAGCGGGCTCGCCCTCGGGGAGCGCAGGCTGCTCCAACGCCTGCATCTGAGCGTCGTAGCCGGCCATCTGCGACTGGAACTGGGCGTCTGTCGTGGCAGTCAGCTGCTCGGTGACCTTTTCGTTGAGCTTGGTGTCGATGGAATACTTGGTTCCGCCGAAGCGGGATTCACGCACCTCGAGGGCGTTGAGGACTCCGAACTGGATGTACTGGATGTCGGAGGCGGCTTTGAGTTGCTGTAGCTCGGCCTCTTCTTTCTCGGTCTGGGTGAACACCGAGGGGAAGTCCACGGACCAGGACTCAGGGGCACGGCCACGCGTTGGTCCTTCGCGCGAGGCGAGGATGTAGGTGAAGACCTCGGTGATCGGGGTGCGGCAGTAGGTCTCCTGCCACTGCTCGACGAGGGAGGCCCAGACACGCTCCTCGAAGCGGCCTTCTTTGCCCAGGCCGCCGGGGGAGTCGCCCATCAGGATGGAGGCGGGCCAACCGGTGGAAGCCTGCAGATCTTTGATGAAGGGGTCAGTCGCGGTGGCGATATTGCTCAGCGCTCGATTGATGAAGGCGATCTCTTCCTCGGTGTCGACCACCATGCCGCCGTAGACGCTGCGGCTCAGATTGTTGGCTTCGAGGCGTTTGCGGAGGTCGGCTTCGTTGCCGGCGGCGATGCGGTTGAACAGCCCGGGAATCTTGTGAACGAAGACATCGGAGTCACTGGTCATCGACTCGAGACCGGACATTGCGGTCTCGTAGCGCTTGAAGGATTCCCAGATGAGCTGCAGAACTGATTGGCCCCAGCCGGTGTTGCGGGAGCGGAGGTTCCAGGGAAGGTAAAGACCATCGAAGCGAGCTACCCGGGTGTGGTGGACCCGCAGATTGACGTAGCCGCTGGTCTGATCCGGAGTAATGCGCTGCGACGTGGTGATGCGGTAATGCGAAGGACGGGAGTAGTCCGTGATGGAAACGTCCTCGGGGATCAACTCGTGGCGGGACAGTGGGATGTAGCCGCGGATTGCGCGAATGCGGTTGAGCTCAACGGGATCTTCAGGTTGGCCTCCGTCGTCGATGAGGAGCACCAGGCCGGCGCCGCCGTAGAGGCGCTGCAGCTTGATGACCTCGGAGAGGGCAAAGTGAAACTGGGTGGATTGAAGGAACTGCTCGAAAGCCGTGAGCATGTCAGCGTTATCGGCTGCCGCGTCTCCGCCGAGGGAGATGGTTGGGCGGTGGCGCAGAATTTCATCACCGATGGCGTCTACATAGCGGCGCGGGATACCGCTGGTGTACAAAGATTCGAGCTCGGCTTCAGTCAGTAGTGCGTTAAATCCTACTTTGGTGGCGGTTGTTTTATCTTTTGCAGGCACACCTAGCCCCGTCAGAGCGTTAACTAACGCACCATCATTCCGGAAATTCTCTGATGTTTCGATAGTCATTGAACGCGCGAGCTCTGGGGCGCTGAGCTGATCGTAGCGGTTTGTGGCAAAAGCTCACGCATATCAGTTACCAGATGCAAGTGAATATGGTAACTGATATGAGTATCTGGTAACTGATTCCTGCGTCTGGTAACTGATACTTGTATCTGGTAACTGATCTGTGCATATTCGCTGATGGCTGCGTAGCTACGCTGAGGCAGCCACCCATCAAGGAATGGTTGACCATCACATTGATGGATCAAGTCTCCTGACAAAGCGGCAAGCCAAAATGCGATTTCGCGAAGGGATCCTCAGCAGCTGGGGGTCCCTTTGTGCTTATTGCGGGCGCCCAGGAGACACGCTGGATCATGTCCGTCCTCGGAGTCGAGGAGGCCACACAGACCGAGCGAATCTGGTTTGCTGCTGTGCGGCGTGTAACCGCGCCAAGGGTAGCGAGCTCGATTGGCGTCGCTGGTTTAGACAGCAAAGCTGGTGGTCTCCTTATAGAGAGCACGCGATTCAGTGTTGGTTGAACGAGACACCACAGGAATGGTTAGCAGCCTAGTGCTGCACTAAATGTTGTCAAAGAAACTTGCAGTCGCCGGAGTCTCCGGAATAAGGCTGCAAGCAAAAGCCAACGCCATGACAGTATCATCGTGGGCTCCGTTAACAGCTTGACGAGCGCCACTTTCTTGTTGCTGAAAAGCACGCAGTTCATCGGCGATGATGCCGGATGGAAACACCAGCTCGTCGCGCTCAAGGAGATACAAAATTCTGTCTGTGGCTACGGTTTTGGATGCGCGGCTGGTGTTGAACGTCTCAATGGCGTAGTTTGGCAGAATGTGCTGTAGCGCTTCGGCGATGACAGAGCCCATCGCTTGTTTTTCTACAATTACTCGCTGCGGCATATAGTCTTCTATCAGGGTCTTTACATGTTTCAAACTGTAATCGGTGCTCTTACCATTTTCTCTGTACATACCAACGACCTCGTAGGGCGAAGTCGTAATGTCCAAGACCATTGCTACGAAGTAGTCACCACCTCCAGCGTTAGGATCAATACCGATGACGTAGCTGCGGTTTATGGAACCGCACTCGTGCCAGTGCCCCCGCGCGGCTTGGTTGATCAACTCGTTGGGGTAGATCTGGGTGTCAGTGGCTCCGAACTGCAGCTCGTACTCGGAGTTCCATGCCGCCATGGTCATGCGGCGAGACTCACGAGTCTTACGCGCCCAGTCAGGGTCAGCGCCGTAGATCGGATGCTGCGAGTAGTGGATGGCGACCTTGTTCCAGCTGCCCTCGTCGGAGTGCCAGAGTTGCCCGAACCAATCCTGCTCGGTGTCGGGAGTGGAAACGACTATCACTTTCGCCGCGTCACCCACCATGGAGAGCGTGGGCATGGCTCCGCGGTAGATCTCGGCGGCGCCCTCAAGGAACGCGGCCTCGTCCATGAAAAGGACAGAGCAGCTGGGGATGCCACGAGCAGCGCGGGGTGACGCCGGCAAGAAATACAGCGTGCCGCGGCCCTCGAAGGCGAGCTGCGTGTTGCTGTCGGTGAGATAGCGGACGGTTTCGCCGCGGAGGCTGTTGGCCATGGCGCGGACGCGGCGGCCAAGCTCGGAGGCGTCCTGCTGCGTTTTGCTGAAGACCACAGCTGCGAATCCGCGCTCGGTGAGAGCACGGCACAGAAGGTAGTTGCAGACGGTCTCGGAGACACCGGTCTGGCGGGACTTGTTGACCAGCGTATTGGGGTGCTCGTTGATAGAGCGGATCAGCTCTATCTGGTACTCGTAGGGGTCAAATGGGGCGATGGTGCCGCTGGTGCGGATCCAAGTGTTTTGTGCGAACGACGGCCACTGGTCCACGGTAGGTAATGCGGATGCATTGCCGGGCTCGTAGGAAGCGGCACGTACTTTGCGGCGCTCCAGCTCGGTCTGGAGGCGCTCGACGCGCTTTCGGAGGGCAGAGACCGATGCCATCAGCTTTCAGAGTCAAGGGAGTCGCTGTCGTCGTCATCGTCGTCCGGTTCGCTGACAGCCGTGGTTTCGATCTCGGGGGTGGCAGTGAAGCGGAGTAACTGGCGCTCGAGGTCCTGGATCTGGCGCTCGAGGATGCGGCGTTCTTGGTAAGCCTGGGCCCCGCTCATGAGGGTGCGAGCTGCGGCGATGCGATCAGCTGCGCGAGCGTCCTCGTCGTTGATGATGTTGTCGAGGACGGTGATAGCTGCGGGGATGGTGCTGATGTTCATGCCACCGGTCTCGGAGAGCAGCTCTTGTTGAATGCGAGCGATGGCTTGTTGGACTGCGGGGCGCTGGCGCCAGGTGTAGATGGATTTTTCGCTGACGCCAACTTTGCGTGCGGTCTCGCGGATTGTTGTGCCACGGGCGAGGAAGTTAGCAGCAATGCGCTGCCGTTCGTTGAGGCCATCAGGGCCGTAGACACGATCAACCACGAGGCTTATGGAGTTCCGATAGCTTCAGACTACAGGATTGAAATACCGTGTGGTTTGAAGTTGTTCAGATTCTTGCGGTGATAACGCTCTCGGGCTGGTTCTGATACTTGCCGGCTCGAGTGTCATAACAGGTGGCACACGGTGCACCGCGGAAAAACAGTGCTTGAACGATGCCTTCGTTGGTGTAAATGCGGCAGGGAGAGCTAGAGCTATTGCTGAACTCCAAAGTGAGGTGTCCTTGCCAGCCGGCTTCTCCGGGAGTGGTGTTGGCGATCACACCGCAGCGGGCGTACGTGCTCTTGCCAATGAAGAGGGCTGTGATATTGGCGGGGAGCTTCAAGCGCTCCATGGCAACACCGAGCCCGTAGCTATGGGCCGGCAAGACAAAGTAGGAATCGCCCTCGGGGGAGTTATGCAGCGGGGTAGGAATCAGATGTGCGGGGCTGAAGTTTTTCGGGTCGACGACAGTATGTGTCTCAGTGTCCCCGTCGCGCAGGGGCTGAAAGATGAAGAATTCGCGGGGGCTTAGCCGGAGGTCGTAGCCGTAGCTGGAGAGGCCGTAGCTGAGCACGCGCTTTCCCTCGCGGCGCGTGCGTACCAGCGTGGGGAGGAACGGATCGATCATGCCGGCCTCGGTGGCCAGGGTGGTGATTTCGATGTCGGAGAGGATCATTAACGACAGTGTGATGATGTTATGCGCCCAGCTGTTAGTCGGTCAGGATTGGGGCGCTGATGGTGAAGCCGCGCTCGGAGTCGATGCAGCGGAGAAGCTGTTGCGGACGCTCTGGGGCGAAGCCGAGCTTCATGCCGTAGGGGGTAGCGCCGATTAGGGAGCCGTTGACTGACCAGTTCTGGCCCATTGTGAGCTGGTGGAAGTGGCCGAGGAAAGTGTGGTCGGCTTTGATGCCTTGGTCTTGGCGGTAGATCCACTTTTGCAGGGGGATGGTGATGCCTCCGACACCGCCGCCGTAGCGGATGGCGTCGCCGTGGTGGAAGCGGAGGCGGTGATTCATCACGTTGACGTAATGAATGTTGCCGTCACTGATGTCGAATGTGATGCGGGGTTCTTTGCGGTAGTGGCGGGCGAGGGATTTGTACATCAGCCATTCGTAGCTGGTGGCGGCGGCGTTGCTGGCGCGCATCTTGTCGGTGGTACGGCCATGGTTGCCGAAGGAGCAGGGGACGATGAGTTGCTCGAAGTCGCCGTGCTCGAGGAGGTGGTCGAGGCCGGAGACGATGGCGCGCTCGCATTCGATGAGTTGCTGCGTGGGGCTGAGTTGCTGCGTTTCGACTTGGTCGGGATGGAGCCAGTTGTCGATAAGGTCGCCACCGAGCCAGATGATGCAGCGGCGCACGTCGGCTGTGCTGCGGAGCATGCGGATGACGCGCAGGGTGTTGCGGAAAAGGTTGGAGGCGCGCTCGTGGAAGATTTCGACGTCGAATTGGTTCAGGTTGCAGACGGTGGAGGGGTCGACGACGGCGCCACAGTGCCAGTCGCTGCAGAGCAGCAGTGGGATGGTTTCGGAGCGGGTTGTGTCAGGGTCTAGGGGGAGTTCGAGCTCGGGGGCGTCGATGTGGCGAATGTCGAGAGCGACCTCGAGGGAGTCTTGGAGCTGTTCGACTTTGCCGAGGAGGCGGTCTTGGTCGGTGCCGTGAGAGCGGAGCTGTTCGCGCAGTTTGCGGTTTTCGAGCTGCAGTTGGATCAGGCCTTCGTGCGTGTCGCCTTTCTTGCGGGGGCAGTGGCCTGGTTTGCAGTACAGCTCACCGCTGTTTTCGTCGCGGTACAGCAGCTCAGCGGGTAGCTTCTCTCGGCAGCGGCGCGAGCGACGGCAGGTGAACTTCAGCTGTTCGTCTGCCGCCATGGGTTGCGGGCATACAGTTTGACTGTAGCGGTAGTGACGAAGGGAGCGCAGCTACTTCTTGAAGTAGCTGCATTCAGAGGCGAAGCCGGCGGAGCCGGCCTCGGGGATGGAGAGGTCACAGGATCCGGCCCACCAGTGGGTACAGGTGCGGCAGGACTTTGAATCAGTGCTGCTGCGGGGCTTGTAGCTGCTGACGCGGCGAGGGATCTCGGGGAAGGCGTCTTTGTGGATCTGGCCGAGGAGTACTTGGCTGACGCATTGAGGGCTGACGCCGAGTTGGCGGGCTTTCTGGTAGGCGGAGCCATCCTCGGTGAGGATGAAGTGGACTTGCTGCGGGGTTAGGCGCTTGCGTTGTTTTGTTATCTTGCGTTGTTTTGTTATTGGGATTTCGGTGTTTGTGGTTAGGTCTAAGTGGATAGACCACGTGTGATTACAGCAGTGGCATTTGAAGTGGTATGTTTTTCGTGGTTCGGTTGTCCATGTGTGGACGTTTGTGATGCGGCGGAGGGAGTGAGAGCAAGCGGTGTTAGTCACTTGTGTCGTTGAGAATTTTGAGGAGTTTGTGTTGCTGTGTATAGGATAGTTTTTTGAAAACTATGACCATACTTTTGGCGATTAACGTTAGCATCATGCCGGGAAAGAATAGGCACAGAATGCCGGCAGCTGCGCAAAGTAAGCGGGTCTTAAATGTGGTGGATTGCCCGAAGGCTTTCATTAAGTCAGTCATGTTTGTTGGTCAGCTTGAAGTATTAGCTCGGGCTCGGTAGAGGCCGGTGTAGGTGGAGCAGCGGCGACCGGCGGCAATGGCACTGCTTGAGCTTATGCACTGGCTATACCGAGTTTTGTGCATTTAAGAAACGAGCGAATGCACCAGGGCGTGGCTTGAAGCTGCGACGGTAGGTTTTGT